AATGTAATGTGTGTGGTAGTAAGGCTACAATATACTTTGACAAGAAATGGTGGTGTGGAGTCGAGTCAGGGTTTGGTGAATTTAATCTAAAAGGGGTTTGTAAGAATGAAACATCTAACGCTAGACGTAGAGACAACGATTCAGAATAAGGGTAATCCCTTCAGTCGTTTAAACAAGCTCTGTCTCATAGGTCTCAAAGACAATGGTATCTATGACATCGAGTATACAGAACATCCATATCGTGATGATCTTGATCGTGTTCAGTCGGTCATCAACAATCATGATATGCTTGTAGGATTCAATATTAAATTTGATTTACATTGGATTCGTAAATATGGCATAGACTTTCAAGAGAAGAGAATATGGGATTGTCAGTTGGTGCATTTCATGCTAACAGGTCAATCAAAACCATATCCTAGCTTGAATCAAGTTTGTGAACACTATGGACTAGAGACTAAACTAGACATAGTTAAAGAAGAGTATTGGAAGAATGGCATTGATACTAATGAGATTCCTCGTGATATTCTAGAGGAGTATTTGCAGAAAGATTTAGATCTTACAGAGCAAGTATATTTAAAACAGTTAGAAGATCTTGAGGCTAACTCACATCTTAAAAGACTAATCAGCTTACACAATCAGGACTTACTTGTTCTTGAGGAAATGGAGTTTAATGGAGTCTTATACGATCAGGATAAGTCAGAGATTTTAGGTAATGAATTGGAGGAACAGATTGCTAAGCTTGATCAGAGATTGTATAGTTACCATAACTTCCCCTCTTTTAATGCTAGTAGTGTCGATCACGTCAGTGCTCTTCTTTATGGTGGCACTATTAAGTATAGGGAGCAAGAACCTGATGGTATATTTAAATCAGGACAGAAAAAAGGTGAAGTAAGAATGAGATGGAGAGACAAAGAACTAGAATTACCTAGGCTTGTTAAACCATTAAAAGGCTCAGAATTAGAAAAAGAAGGTTTATATTCTACTGATGAGCAAACACTTAGGAGTTTAGCAGGATCGAAGAAAGCTTCAGAAGTTATTAAGATCATATTGACAAGAGCCGTTTTAGAGAAGAGAATGACAGCATACTATAAAGGTTTAGTTAATTTGATTACAGAACAAAACTGGGAACGAGGTCATATTTATGGTCAACTTAACCAGTGCGTAGCAAGGACAGGTAGACTATCAAGTAGTAAACCTAATTTACAAAACTTTGATAGTGAAATCAAAGGTCTATTATTATCAAGATATAAGGAGGCAGTATGAACAGTGACAATTACACACCTGATTATGATGAGGGTATGCAACTTCAATCAGATCAGGAAGAAGCTTATGTAGTGCATACAGTTAATGACATAAACACAATCATTCAAGAAATAGGTGTTGAGATCGTTATGGAACATCTTAATGATTACTCTACTGAACAGATTGTTAAGTGGCTAGCTAAACACTATTAATGAGTCATAGCAAGAAAATAAGCGTAGCTATTACAGGTATAGATGATTACTTTCGTAATGATAATCCTCGTAGTGATCGTTTAAACGAGTTATATGAACACATTGAAAAGATGGGACTTGATAGAGCTTGGATGCAGTATATATCTAAAGACATTGAAGATTTAATTATGATTGAAGGTGTTGAGTTTCTCATGAAGAATTTGTCTGTTCCATCTAAAAAGAAATTAATAGATTATATTAAGAGGCATTACTAATGTTATTACAAGCAGATGCAAAACAACTAGAGTGGGTAGGTGCCAGTTATCTGTCTCAAGATCAAATAGCGATTGATGAGATATGGCAAGGCACAGATATGCACTCTGATAATCAGAAGAGATTTGGATTACCTAGTAGATTGATTGCTAAGACATTCGTATTTAGATTGATCTATGGAGGTAGTGCCTGGTCTTATGCTAATGATCCTAACTTCAAAGATGTAGGTAATGAAGACTACTGGGAAAAGATCATTAAAGAATTCTATGGTAAATACAAACAACTCTATCAGTGGCACGAAGAGATTGTATTTAAAGCTACAAGAGATCATAAGCTTATCATGCCAACAGGACGAACTTACTTTTATGAGCCTGAGATTAAGTATGGTAAGATGAAGTATCCTCGAACAAAGATATTAAATTATCCAGTTCAAGGACTAGGTGCAGATTTAATGGCGATAGCTCGAGTGTCATTGAGGAATCGTCTTAAAGGTCGTGATGGAGTGAAGATGGTGAATACTGTTCACGATTCAATTATCCTTGACTTTGATCCAAAAGTATGGGATAATGTTACATTGGTCAACATAGTTGATAAATGTTTCGAGGATATTCCTGATAATTTTAGTAGGTTATTTGGAGTAGAATTTAATTTACCTATGCGAGTCGAATGTCAAGTTGGACAAACATGGGGTGATATGGAGATTATAAATGCAAATCACAGTAATTGATGTAGGACAACCTAATACTCATTCAACTAAGAATGGTAGATCATATCAGTCAATGGAAGTAACATACAAGAATGATAGTGGTCAAGTGCAATCTAAAAAGCTAATGTCATTCAGTAATCCTGATGTGTTTAAACAGGCTAAAGAATGGCAAAAAGGTGATACAGTAGATGTCAATACTCAGAAGGATGACAATGGTTATTGGCAGTGGATTAGTATTGGAGCTGATGCAATAGCACAAGCTACAAGTACTTCAAGTAATGCTAAACCAACTACACGAGTCACTGGTAGTAATTATGAAACTAAAGAAGAACGAGCACAACGTCAAGTTATGATCGTAAGACAGTCATCAATTTCTTCTGCTATTACTGCTCTAACTGCTGAAGGTAAAAGACCATCAGTAGCAGACATTCTAGGTATGGCTAAAGAGTTTGAGAACTTTGTAATGGATAACAATTCTGCTAATTCAGTTGCAGATATGGAAGACGATATTCCATTATAATGAAAGCTTTAGTCGACATGGATTTAGTGTGCTTTCGATGTGCAGCGAGTGCTGAGAAAGATGATGTAGGTATTGCTATATATCGTTTAAACGAACTGTTTGATCAAATACTTGAGAAGACAGGATCTAGTGAATATCAAGCATTTCTTACAGGCTCTCGTAATTTCAGGAAAACTATTTATCCTGAATACAAAGCTCATAGACGAGCACCTAAACCTGTGCATTTAGATGCGTGTCGTGATTATGCGATGCAATCTTTAAATGCAGAACTTGCCCCTGATGGGTTAGAAGCAGATGATGCTTTGGGAATAAATCAAACAGATAATACGATAATATGTTCCCTTGATAAAGATTTACTCCAGATACCAGGGAAGCATTTCTCCTGGGAAATCAGTGGCAAAGGATGGACAAGACCTGATACTTTTGTTGATCAGACAGAACTAGAGGGTCTTCGTCTATTTTATGAACAATGTCTTAAGGGTGATACCTCTGACAATATTAAAGGTATTGAGAAGATTGGTGATAAGAAAGCTAAAACTTTGTTAGCATCATGTTTAAACGAACTTGATATGCTTAGTGTTGTCAGAAACCTTTATGGTAACGATAACGAGTTTCTTATGAACGCAGGATGCTTATGGATTCTACGAGAAGAAAACTCTTATTATAAGGATAGATTTGATGCCCTCATTCAGAAGTAAGTTTGAAAAGACAGTTTGGGATAAACTTAAGAAAGTATTTACAGCTTGTAAGTATGAACCCAACAAATATTCCTATATCCAACCTGCAATAGAACGCACCTATATTCCTGACTTTAAACCTGGAACTGCTGAGATCTACATCGAGGCTAAAGGTAAACTAGATTTAGAGACTAGAAAGAAAATGGTGTGGTTTAAACAGTGCAATCCAAAGACTCGTATTATATTCTTATTTATGAATCCTGATGTTAAGATTCGTAAAGGAAGTAAAACATCCTATTGGATGTGGGCTGAAGATAATGGATTCGAATGGCTTGATGCTAGAAAGGATTGGATAAGTGATTATAAAAAACTTCTTAAGAAATGAAGATGGTAGTTGTTCTTTTAAATGTGAAGTAGATGATCAAGAAGCTCAAGCTCTTATTGAATTTGCTGTTATGCAATTAATTAATATGGGAGTCATTAGAGTAGAAGATCAAGGAGACATTGAGGCAGAGATAGATTATTTTATAAATTCTGGAGGTAAACTTTCATGAGAAAGCACTTAGTGATACCTGATTGTCAGGTTAAACCAGGACACTCGGTACAGTATTTAAGATGGTTAGGTCAATACATCGTAGATAAACAACCTGATGTTATTGTATGTATAGGAGACTTTGCAGATATGCCTAGTCTTTCTTCGTATGATACAGGTAAGAAAGCCTTTGAAGGCAGAACTTATAAGGCAGATATTAAAGCAGTTCATAAAGCTATGGATGCCCTTACAGCTCCTCTAGTTCGATTACAAAACAGACAGCGTAAAGACAAACGTAAACTTTATAAACCTGAGATGATATTAACTTTAGGTAATCATGAGGATCGTATTGATCGAGCTATCAATAATGATCGTAAGTTAGAAGATTTAATTAGCATAGGAGATCTTAAATATGAAGAATATGGTTGGACTGTGTATCCTTTTCTTGATGTGGTCGTTGTTGATGGTATTGCTTATAGTCACTATTTTGCAAGTGGTGTCATGGGAAGACCGATTACATCGGCTAGAACGCTACTTACTCGTAAGCACATGTCATGTTTCGCAGGACATCAACAAGGAAGACAAATTTCTTACTCCAGTCGAGCAGACGGAAGAGACATTACAGCTATTATTGCAGGATCATGCTACGAACACGATGAGGATTATTTAAGTTCTCAGACTAATCAACACTGGAGAGGATTCTATATGCTCCATGAAGTTAATGATGGTTCTTTTGATGAGATGGCAGTAAGTATTAATTATCTTAAACAAAAGTATGGTAAAAAGCTTGACAAAAGCGTTTAAACGAGGTATAATATTATGATACACCCATTAGAAAAGATCTTTGAAGAAGCAGTAGAACAAGCCTCAGATGGTAAAGGTGAAGAACGACATGGTAATGGTAAGTGTTTTATGACCCAACCTTGGGTTAGCTTAGCAGATACACATGGTACAGGTTTCCTTACAGGACAGGCTCAGAAGAAGATCATGGAAGCAGTAAAGAATAAAGAAGCTACAAACTATTTATGGTATAAACGAGAAATGCTAGGAGCTATTAACTATTTAGCTATGGCATTATTATATGAAGAAAGGATCGATGATGGTAGACACTAATCCACATACTGGAGAGCGTATAATATCTAAACTAAGAGATAAAGATAAGTTTGATGCTAACTTTGATCGTATCTTTGGTAAGAAAGATAAGAAAGAAACCGATAAAAAAGATGGCAAATAACCTAACCTTCCAAGAACTTAAAGAAGAACTCTGTAAGATGGAAGAAACAGAACTATTAGAGTTACTCGATATTGAATCAGAAGAAATCGTAGAAAAGTTTCAAGATAAGATAGAAGATAACTTTGATAAGTTGATAGAAGAAGTTGATAATTTAAAAGAGGAGATAGATTTAGATGAGTAATTTACCTACAGTATATCAAGATGTAATTGCGATGTCTCGATATGCTAGATTCATACCTGAGAAAAACAGAAGAGAAACATGGTCAGAAACAGTTGATCGTTTAGTTACCTACCTAGAAACAAAGACACCTGATTTAAAGAAGGAAATCAAAGAGATTAAAGAAGCCGTTCTTAATCTTGAAGTTATGCCTTCTATGAGATTATTAATGACTGCAGGAGAAGCTTGTGAAAGAGATAACATCTCTGCTTACAACTGTTCTTACTTAGCAGTAAATAATAAACGAGCATTTAGTGAAGCTCTATACATCCTAATGAATGGGACTGGTGTAGGTTTTAGTTGTGAGCGACAGGAGATTGATAAGCTTCCTGCCATACCCCTCGACCTGAAGATCTGTGATGACTTAATCGTTGTCGAAGACAGTAAATTAGGTTGGGCAAAGGCTTTCAAGAAACTCCTGTCATCACTCTATGAAGGTGATATTCCTAAGTTTGATTTCTCTCGAGTACGACCTGCAGGAGCTAGACTAAAAACATTTGGTGGTAGAGCCAGTGGTCCTGATCCATTGAAAAGGTTATTTGAATTTGTAACGGAGACGTTTAAACATGCTAAAGGACGTAAGCTAAACTCTATCGAAGTACATGATATTATGTGTATGATTGGAGAGATCGTTGTTGTTGGAGGTGTAAGACGTTCTGCTCTTATCTCTTTATCTAACTTGACTGATCGCAGAATGCGTGAAGCTAAAATGGGAGCCTGGTATAATGATCACCCACATCGAGGTCTTGCCAACAACTCAGTTGCCTATACAGAGAAACCTGACAGTGAAACTTTCATGGAAGAATGGGTATCATTGGTTAAGTCAAAATCAGGTGAACGAGGTATCTTTAATAGAATCGCTGCACAGGATCAAGCAAATAAGTGGGGACGTAGAAGTCCAGATTTTAGTTACGGAACCAATCCTTGTTCAGAGATTATACTCCGTGATAAGCAATTCTGTAACCTTACGGAAGTGGTCGTACGAGCAAATGATACAGAAGAATCCCTTGCTAGAAAAGTTCGACTTGCCACTATTCTTGGTACTATCCAATCGACTCTAACAGACTTTAAATTCTTATCTGCTGAGTGGAAACAGAATACAGAAGAAGAAAGATTACTAGGAGTATCAATGACAGGCATCATGGATGCTGAGATTACTTCTAATCCTAACCCTGAAATGCTAGAAAGGCTAAGAGATGAAGCAAGAAAAACAAACGAAAAGTACGCTAAGCGATTGGATATTCCAGTTTCTGCATCAATTACTTGTGTTAAGCCTAGCGGTACTGTTTCTCAGTTGGTTGACTCTGCTAGCGGTATACATACACGGCACAATGACTATTACTATAGACGAATCAGAATGGACAAAAAAGACCCCATCTATGGATTCCTCAAAGACAAAGGAGTAGCTGTAGAGGATGAAGCATTTAGACCTGACAATACAGCAGTGTTTACATTCCCTATGAAAGCTCCTAAAGGTGCTATTCTTAGAGATGGTATGACAGCTCTTGAGCAGTTAGAGAATTGGATTATCTATCAAAGACATTGGTGTGAGCATAAACCTTCAGTCACTATCTCTGTTAAAGATGATGAGTGGGTTGAGGTTGGTGCTTGGGTTTGGAAACACTTTGATGAAATCTCAGGTGTATCTTTCCTACCACACAGTGATCATACTTATCAACAGGCTCCTTACGAAGACTGTAGTAAAGAACAGTATGAAGAACTTCTAGCTAAGACTCCTAAGACGATTGATTGGACAGAGTTTGTAGAGATGGAAGATAATACAATAGGTCAGCAAACATTAGCTTGTACAGCAGGAAGCTGTGAGATATAATGATTGCCACTATACAACCTATATGTGGGGTTCAATTAGGCATTGAATTTACTGAAGCAGAGGTAAATGGTGTTGAAGTAGGATATTGTCTAATTGATTTATTAATAATCAGAATTCAATTAGCGTGGTATAGATAATGAAAGTATGTATAATTGGTTCTCGCTCTATCGATAAAGCAGAAAAGGTCTTTCCTATCATAGATCGCTTTATCAAAGAGCACGGCACGGGCACTCTCACCTTCCTCCTAGGGAGTGCCAAGGGTGTCGACCCATTATCAAAGAAGTATGCTGAGGCTCGAGGAATAGATGTTGTAGAGTTTATACCCTACCATCTAATAGATCCTACAGCAGAATTTGATAGTAAGTATTTCTTTGTTAGAACTAAACAGATGATAGATAACGCAGATAAAGTTCTAGCCATCTGGGATACTCGTAGTAAAGGTACAGAGTATGGTATTAAGTATGCCCAGAAAAGAAATCTACCAGTGATGGTAGTTAAAGTCCCTGACTAGGGAGACGTGTATGGTAGTAGGGGTTCGCCTCTCCTCTACTACCTATACTTTTACAGGAGACATATATGTTTGAATATGTTTTAGTTGTATATATCAACAACACACCTATGTACGAGGGCAACTTTGAATCGTGTGCCCATGCTACAGACTACGTTAATAAATGTTTAATTAAAACAGTAGAGCCTAGAGACTTTAGGACTGCTTGTCTTTATCAAGATTATATAAACCTACCTGCCAACTTCCATCCCTTTTATCCTGGTAAGGAATGTTCCAAAGATTAATTGGAGGTAGTTTAAACGACTTCCAACTAATCATAGTTATTCTCCATCAACATAAAAAACGCTTTTTCCTTCTCTTAATCTTTGCTCTGCATGTCGAGCTGCTTTTATTCTTATAGATACAGGTATATTTTTAGGATCAGTCCTAAGAATATTTATTTCTTCTTCTGTTAAACCAGGAACTAAACTAGGTACTTCCATTTCTTTTTCAGTACCATCAGGTTGTTTAATAGGAAGACCTATAGAAAATTCAGACATTGTCCTACCTTGATTATCTAGAATAGGACCTAAAAAACCTTGAGCTGACTTCTTAGAACCATCTCTTCTATACATACTTGCTTCAGCCATTTGATCTTCAGTAGCATTAACACTAGGATCTCCTGTCATAATACGAGCTACAATAGTTTGTTTCATAGCATCTTCATTTGACTCATAAGGAGTTCCTTTAAAGAACTCTCTTTGTTCCTTAGTAACTTCTATATTAGGAACTATATTATTAGTTTTAAAACCTAATCTAATAGTTTCATTTTCAATGACTTTTTGTTTTTCTTTATCTGACAATTTAGAATATGGATTAATAATAACTTTATTATCCTCTGTCATCATACCACCAACATTAGGATTTTCTTTAAAGTATTTATCCTCTCCTGGATAAAGTTTAGTTCTTACTATGTCACTGCCTGCAGACTCCTCTTGGGCTACAGGCTCATTACTTCTTTTGAGAAAGACCTTTAAGAATGTCAGCTACATAGTCTCTAGTTTCTTTAGATAATAGAGATAGCCAATCATCAGGTTCTTGTTGTATCGCTTTCTTAATAACACCAGGACCTGCATTGTATGCTGCTAATGCTTTTTCTGGATCACCATCAAACTCTTTTAACATAGCATTGTAGTATTCAGTAGCAAATCTACGATGTTCTTGCTCTGTATCATCTGTTAAAGGAGCTACACCATAGCCTGGGTCTCTAGCTGTATCAGGCATAATCTGGTATTTACCAACAGCTCCTGACTTTGGATTTACAATTAGATTACCTTGTTCATCCATGTGTTTATTGCTAGATTCTTGAATAGCAATTTGATCTACAACTTTTTCAATAGGATCACCTGTAGGCTCACCTTGAACATCTACTGCTGAATCAGGAGTAGCTTCTACACCTGAGATTTGACTTGGAAAGTATGTTTGCATAAACTCTTCAGCAGCTTCTTTTCTAGTCTTACCCATAGCGTTAGCATAAGAACCTAAAGCTTTATTCATTTTATTAGCATAGACTCTATTTAAAGAAGACTCAGGCATAATATAACCAAAGCCATCGATACTAAACTTATAGCTTCGATCTGGATTATCAAGCTGATCTTTTTGCATATCTTGTACAAGAACTCTATTGTAACCATCTACAGCCTCTTTAACACCTGCTCTTGTTCCTGATTCTATCTTAGAAAAGACAATGTTTAAATCATCCGATGAAGTTCTATTAATTAACTGTTCATGGAATTTAAATCTATCATTTTCATTAAGTGTTGTATCTTTAATTGTAGATAATGATAAGTCAATTTGACATTCAAATGTTGTACAAAGCTTAGCATTGTCAGGATTCTCTTTAGCAATATTAGCAGTATTATTTAAAATAGTATCTAATATAGGAACTCCTTTTTCATCTTTAGCAAGAAGATCATTTGCGTTATAACCTACTTGTGACATAACTTTACGATCATTTTTAGTTTTATCAGTTTCACCTGTTGATGTAGGATCATCAGGATTAATACCTAAGCCTAATAATAGTTGTTGTCCTGCAGGTTTAAGCATATCATAAATACTATTGACTACTTTTTCCTTACCTCTCATAGTCATTCTATTTAATTCAAAACCTTCTTTACCAAAGATCTTAGTAGCATAGTCAATAAAGACAATCTTTTCAGGACCCATCTTTTTATAAAACTCTGTCTTACCATAGTCTTCTTGTATCTTAAGAACTCTTGCTAAGCTTTCAGATTTATAAGTACCATCTGCAAAAGATTTAATGTTTGCTTGTAAAGCTTTTAAATCAGTCTCATGTTCATTAAGTAAGAGATTAATTGTTGCATTTCCTCGAGCAGCAGAATAAGTATCTTTGAACTTTCTAATATGTTGTAACATAAAAGAATTAGCTTTATTAGTAGCTTCGGCTACAGCACTAGCATTTTCAGGATCTACATCTCTAAATATGTCATTAAGGTTCATTTCAGCTACAGCAAAAGAACCATTAGCATAAGCAGGAATCATATTATTATTAAGAATGTATTTCTGTGCTTGTTCATCAGATAGATTAGACATCTTTACATCACGCTCTACTTGTTCATATAAAGCCTTTCCTGCTGCTTTCTTTTCAATGTCTTGTATAGCTCGCTGCATACCCTCTTGAGTAAACTGAAGAGTATCAGGGTCAAGATAGTCACTTAGTCTTAAAGAAGGATAGTCTTTAACTTGATCAATAATGTAAGTATGAAGTTTTTTAGTAGAGTCAGCTTGACCATCTACTATGGCTTTATCATAAGCAACTCGTTTTTTAAGATTATACTGATCTTCTAAAATACTAATATGAGACTTAATTTCTTGTTGGTAAGCAGGATTTCGTGTTGTTTCTTCTCTATATAGAGCAGACAGACGTTCTGATAATTCCATGTCAGTCATAGCACCTTGTTCTTTAGCTTTAATAAAACGATCAGTTTTCTCCATTAAAGAGTCTCTGAGCTCTACTACTTGTTTGTTTAAAGAAGTATTAAGATTTAAAGGATAAGAACCATCATAATCAGATTCATCTAATGTTCTATTAAATTCGTCTCTTTGTTGTAGGATTTCTTTCTTTTGTGTTTCCATACCTACTAAACTACGTCCTTGTTGTTCTCTAGCTAAAGCATCTATTTGCTCAGAAATACCTCCAAGTACCTTAGATTTATCATAGGCAGTGTAAGTATCATAAGCTAAACCTATACCTTGAGAGAGTGCACTAAAGTCTGCTGCTGTTTTAATTGCTTCAGACTTGTCTACAATGCCTTGCTCTACATAACCTTGAAAGTTTGAGGTTGCCATTTGTTGTGAAAAATCAGGTGCTTTTGCCATTATTTATTTTCCTTTTTCGGTGCTGTTACAGTTATTGGTTTACCTTTTAATTTATTAGGTGGATTTATTCCATCCAAAGTGTCTACAATTTCTAACATGTCTTGTCGTCCCATTGTTTTAAGACGATTTCTAAGTTCTAACATTTTACCTTTAGACTCGCCATACTCTTTGTTCCAGTAGTAATCTACTATGTTCGAAAGAGCAGGCTCTTGTGTTTGATCTACAAAGTTAATTACAGAAGTTTGCATATCATAAACATCTTGTGTACTAAATAGTTCAGATTCTTCAGCTATGGACCATAGTAAGCTAGTAGCTGCAAGCATCTTGTCTAGTTCTTCAGGATTATTACCATGTATTTTTATAGACTGTGCTATTAAGTTATTAATTTTATTAACAAAGTTTTTCTTATTATCTTGATGTTCTTTTACAGTTCTTTCAAGAGCATAGATTGTATGTTTATCTTTAGGAGGGAAGCCTGCTGCCATCCAAAATACATCTATTAAGTCTCTATCTTCTACTGGTATTACTTTACCATTACCTAATACAATTTCTTTTCTTTCGTAAAGAATTTTAGCATCAAGCATGTTCTTACCAATAGCTATAGGCTGTGTCATCATCCAACCTAAAGTTTTATAGTCTTCTGCTGTAAACTCAGTAATAGGTTTAGTTTTTAAGAATGTCGTAACATTACTAAGTGTTCTATTTATTCTTCCAAAAGCAGCTTCACCTGGGAATCTACTATTGTATGGGTTATCAGCCATACCAAAGAATACTAATGATTGTTTAATCATATCAGTAATCCAGAAACCAGATTGATTACCTAATTTATTAGTAGATTCTTTAATTGTATCAGAGCCTGTTAAATCCCATAGACCATGAGTCATCATATTAAAAGTTTCTTCATCGACATCTGTATTTTCTAGCATCCAATCTAAGATTGCTAAGCCAAAAGGTATACCTGCAACACCACTCCAAAGAGCACTCATGATAGTCCATTTACGTCTATCAGCCTGATTCATGCTAGTAGCACCTTTTTCAAAGTAATTGTTAAAGATGTTACGTTGAGCAGGTTGGAATTGGAATATTAAGTTAGCAACAGGGAATATATCAAGAGATGTACCTCCTGCTTTTTGCATAGCACCTGATCTTCTAAATGATTCAAAGTTTAGATATGATCTAACTTTAGGAGTATCCCAGTTTTTACCTGGATTATCCTGTAACCATTTCTCTCTTAGTTGTAACCAAAAGCCAATTCTGTTAATCAATTCACCAATTACATAGCCACTTGAACCTAATACATCTAAAGCTCCTTTAATTGGAGCTATTGTTTTATTAGCTACAGATTCAAACCAAGCTTCTTGAAACTTAGTTGTAGAACTTCTAAAGAAGTCACCAGTAATAGGGTTAGCTTGAACAGCATCAATAACACCATCCATTCTAAGAATCTCTACTATTCTTGATAAATCTTTAGGATCTATTCCAGTCATTTTCTTAGTAAACATCTTATTAAGAATAGGTTTAGCAGCACTTAAAGTAGGATGTTCTGCCATTAAGTTCATTAGTACAGCAGGCATTAATCGTAATGATTTAGCAGCCGATGTAGGACTAATAGAACTAATCTCAGCATATTGAGAAGGCTGAATTACCCAGTGTCTCCAAGGAGTCTGAGCTAAAATAAACATAATAGAAGTTATCTTTCTTGCTATTCCTAAAGGAAGAGTTGTACCTTGATTACCTAGATCTCTAGATAATGCTGCAAGTTCTTTTGATAACCCTGAGTCTTCTAGTTTATCTGCTATCCAATGAAAAGTGTTTTGATAGTATTTATCAGCATTATAGAAAGCATTGTGTCTATAAAACTCTAACTTACGATAAGCATGTTTAGCTGCTTGAAGCATTTCTTTATTATTAGTTTTCTTATAATCTTGAATGTCTTCAACTCGTTTAGGATACTTACCATCTGGTAGATACTTTCTAAACTCTCTTTCAATCTGTTTAACCATAGCAGGATAATACTGTTTAAACGCAAACTGATTAGAGGATCTTTGTACCTCTCTCATCATTGTTTGTAAACCATCTGCTAGTGTAGTTTCTCCATCAATAGACTCAAGAGCTTCTCCTCTTTCTTTAGCAGTTTCTACTCTTTCATGATGAAACTCATACTCAGTAATTACATCTCTAAGATTACTTTCTCTAGCTTCTTCTCTAAATGTATAATAGTTGTCTTTGTCTTCAAATCTAGCTACTAGAGCATCTGCATCCTTCTTATAACGAGCTATACCTACTGCTGTTGAATGCTCATTCTTAAGTCTAATTTCATTAGTAACTTTAATACCATCAATAAATAACTCTTTAGGCACTTGTCTAACAATAAAGTGACCCTTTTGTATACGTCTTGAGTGACCTGGTACTTTAGGTATAACTTCTTCAGGAAGAACATCTAGTTTAAAGTCTTTACCTACAAGACCATAAGTATTTCTTTCATTCCACATAGGTTGCTGTGCTTTTTCTAGTAACACAAGTTGTTTACCTGTTTCTACTTCAAAGATACCATTACTTCTCTCTTCAAGAGTTTGTACTTCTATACCTGTTTTAGTATCAAAGTCATAAGCTTTAAAAGGTTGTCCCTCAACAGGAGCAGGAATCTCAAAGGTCAGTCTTACAGCTTGAAGATACACTGAACCATCACTACTAAATAAACCTTTGTTAAAACCTCTTTCTTGTAAAGAAGAACGATGAGTCAAGTTATCCATTAAATAAACAAAGTTATTAACTCTAATCCAAGCATCTTGCATCTCATTTAGTTTAGCTGCTTCTTTTCGAGATACTGCATATTCAGTTTGAATCTCATCAATAGAGTACTCTTCTTTATAGTTAGCTTCTCTATCTTTTAATAACTGTTTAAACTCAGGGTAAAGTTTCTTAGCTTCTTTATTTAGTATAAGTTGTTTAATAGGACGTAAACCTTCACGGCTTAACATACGAGCTCTAAGCTCTCCACCTGCCATACCTGCTTGGAAGTAATCTGCAAGAGCAGGAGAACCTGATATAGCCTCTCCTATCACTGACCTACCAATACCAGTTATATCAAAATCAGGAAGAAAACCAGGAAGTAAACTTATTTCTTTTCTTTTAGATGATAGTTTGTCTCCTAGATTTAAAGTAGGATCATAAGGTTTCTCTGTTGTCCATTCTAATATAAACTCTTTAGGAGTACCAGAAGGTTTATTTCTATAAGCATTTAGTACTTCATCAGGAGTCGTATATCTTTTGTTTTCTGTTAAGTCAGCTATCTGAACACGACCTCTTTCTTCAATAGGAAGATTGTTTAAGATACGTTGATTTAATCTATCATAAGCAAACTTAAGCTGATCAATAGCAGTATATGGGTAGTAAGGACTAGGGCTATATACTTGCTTTTCTGTATACTTAAATGAGTCCATTAAGATTACAGAAGAAGGTTGATTATAGTAAAGGTTATTACTATACTCGTGTACTGACTCTCTAATTACTTTATCATTGAGTCTTTGTACTGGATCTGTAATAACATTATCATGTAAAGCATACTGTAATGCTTTCTCTTGACCAGGTGTTAATGGATAGTTCTTTTGATTAACTAAGTCTTTAGGTAAATTACGTCTAACATCAGGTATAAAAGTAAACTGATTAAGATCACCATACTTAGGAAATACATACTTAGCAAGAGCACCCTCAGGTGTTGTACCTAGTATCTTAGCATTTCGACCTGTTGAATCCATAATAGCTTCTGCTACAAACTCTGCACCTATCTTAGGATTACTAATCATCATATTGTTAATAGGACTATCAGGACGACCAGTATCAATTACTGTATTCTTTATTTGTTTAGGAGTTTCTACTTTAAAGACTTCAGGTTTATATTTAAAAGGAGCAATTAATAAAGCTAAGTCTATCCCTACTCTAATCTGTTCAGGATCTTCTGAATATTGTATAGCTGTAATACCTTTATCAGCATAAAGTTTATTTGTTTCTTTATTAAAGTCAGCTATAGTAATTGTAAGTTCTGTTATCTTTTCATCAAGTTTAGTAAGCCCTTTATTAATTAAAGAGTTTTCATACTGTTCTGCCACCCCTAAAGACTCTGCATATTGTCCTAGCATTATGTCAGCTACTACAGTTTTATCTAGTTTTTTATGAGCAGCATCTCTTGCCTGTCTATAGTTTTCATATTCTTTACCTGAAGACTCTGCTTCATATATAGTTTCATAAATGTCAGATGCAAAGTAAGGAAGAGCAGAGATAAAATTAGCTACACTTAAACCTTCAGCAAAGAGTTGTTTAGAGAAGTTTACAATACCTTCTTCATAGTTTTTACCTGCTTCTGCCATGTACTTCTTAAAGCGATCATTCATTTCACTTAAAGAAAACTTGTCTTGATCAGCAGAAGGTTCTGGTTTCTTACCTGAAGCTAAAGCTGCAATAGATTTATCATAACCATCTTGCATTGAAAACTCAAACTTATTATAGTCTTCTTGAATTGATTTAGTTTTAATGCTTTTTGATAATTCTGTTTGAGCTTCTGTGTCTGTTTCAGAATCACCTAGATCTAAAATACCTAGGTTTTCCATAAACTTATTCTTAATATTATCAGATATAAAACCTTTGTCTTTATACATCTCAACAATAGCTTTTTTCTGTTCAACAGGCATCTCTGGGTCTTCAATAATAGTAGCTACAATACCTTTACTATTTCTTTCTTGTTCATCTCTATAAGCTTGATTAGCTAAATCTACAGACTCTGAATACCCTTTATCTAATAATTCATTGTAAATTCTTTCATAATCTTGATAAAGATCATTAGTTTGTGGATAAGAACCTGCAGTATATAAGGCTGTATCAGAGGCTTGATCTTCTGAAAGTTGAGGTTTTCCTGCCTCTTTAGGTATTCTAAAGCTATTACTATAATCCATTCACTATACCTTTGCTTTTAAATCAAATGCGTTAAATAAGTTTTTACTTGCTCCACCCATATTTGTAGCTAATGAGAACATCTGACTCCATCCCTGAGCTTGTGCTCCTGCTAAAGCTCCTTGAGAGGCAGCAGAGGCAGCTTGTTGGCTATATCCACTTTGCTCTCTAGCAAAACCTTGAGCAACATTTATTTGTCCTATGTTAGCGGCAGCTTGAGTAGATAAACTTCCTACTGCTCCAGTAAATCCAGAGGTACCTGCTAAGCCTAATTGTGCTCCTCCAGTTGCTGCTGTAATTTGACCTGTTCGAATACGTTGTTCTCTAATAGCAGCTAATCTTTGTTGTCGAGCAGCTACATCACTTTGTCTTCGTCTTGATTCTTCTAATCGTCTAGCTGCATCTGCTCTTTGGCTTTCAAATTTAGCTGCTTTTCCTGCATATTTTCTTTGTTGGACAGCAGAAGCAACTTGTAAACCCAGACCTGCTATTGAAAGAGCTTTAGAAGCTGTTAAAGTTTTAGCAGCTAATCCTAATTTACCAAAGCTTCCTAGACCTGATCCCATGTAACCAAAACCTGGTCCTGATAGACCAAAAGCAGCATATCCACCAAAACCAATGGCTGCTACTGTTGCTACTGTTTTGACTGCCTTACCCACTTATAATACTCCTTTAACTAAATAATTAGGTTTTCCTTCTGAATCATATACAATATAAGGAAGAACCTCACCCCCAAACATTCTGTTAAACTTAACTTCTTTAGGTGTTTCAGATAGTCCATAAACTTCTGTAATACCTTTTTTCTTTAATTCTTCTCGAATCATTTGACCTATTTCTTTATATCTTTTATAAGTTTCTTTACTCCACTCTTTACAATCTATATGAAGAATCCATACTTTTAGGGTAGGTTCCCAACTTAATCCTATAAAACCATTATCTTTTTCTTCGTATAATACTCTCATTAAACTACTGAAGTTGTTGTAGCAGGAACTGCCCACCCTAATAATTTCATATCTTTTCCTTCTTCTGAACTTATCTTAATACTTAATGTTTTACCTGAACCTCTAAGTTTACTTTTAGTTACAATAACTCCATCACCATAGTCAAAGGGATCACCTGATCCACTAGGTATATAGTTTCTTAATAGTCTATAAGCTTGAAACTCGTTACCCCATTTACCACTATTAGCACTATTAGCCCAGTTCCATTGTGCTTGTACTTTACAAGAGGATTGGTTATTTAATATTAAATTAGCTCCGTCTGCTGTATACCCATCTTCAGTACGATTAAAATAAAAGAATATATAAGGAGTTTGTTTATCTCTCATTACATCATTAAATAATTCATAACCTGTTACAAGATAACTGCTATAATTAGCACCAGTACCATCTTCTGTTACCCAGTCTTTAAATGTTAAGTTATTAAATTTAGATATAGTAAAGTTTGTACCTGCAATCGTTAGATAACTAAACTGAGAACTTCTATTAAGTAAAAGATCTTCTGTTGTAACTACTGTGTCACTATTACTATCAATAACAGTATTACCATTTGTTACTAAAACAGCTTCATCAAAACTGGATATAGCATAGCCAGGTACTTCAATATAATCAGCAACATAAGGAGAACTTGTAGCTAACTGACTAAATACATTAGTATAAAAAGCTTGGAGTGTTAAATCAAATACAAGTTCCTTAGTATATCTATTTATATAATTATTGTTCGTATAAGTAATGTCATCTGCATCATTATATAACCAACGTACTCTATTTTCTTTTTCATCATAGAATCCTTTACAGTTATTTTTACCTATATCAGGTATTTGTAAAAACAAAGTTTGTATTGTTGTTAGAGATATAGTCTCAGCTCTAAATCGACCAGAAGCAGCATCTGTTACTAAAGTGTAGATACCTGCTTTAGACCAATACATAAAGTTACCATTGATATTAACAACAGAGTTAGCATTAAAGATACCATTAGTAGAAATCTTATTAGCTTGGAAAGAAGAAGCAATAAAGCCTCCCGTGTCTCCATAGATTTCCCATATACCATTTTCTGCAAACACAAGTAAAGAAGACTGTGAGGAAGCTATTTTAACAATACGAGTAGCTTCTGGTATCTGAATAGTACCACCATCTGAATCAATAATGTCATTAATACCAGGATCTGTAGGATCTGCTTCTTGATAACATTTACCAAAGTCACTATCTGAAGTTACAACTTTAGTAAAGAAAATATAACCTGAATAATTAGGAGACTTAGCATCACCATCTGTAACAGTTGAATCTATACCTGAATAGAAAATACGTTGAGCATAAGAAGCTACAGTAGATATATTACCTGTTTCTGTATCAGAATTTAAACCTGTAACATCTGTTCCTGCTTCTCTAGAAGAGCCTCTATCAAAAGCATCTATAACAATAGAACCTCTTGATACAGAATATCTAGATTGAGAGTTCTTTTCTAATACTTCAGGATCAAACTTTTCATAATCAGCATCAGAAGAATTACTGATCTTACCAAGAGTCCATTGATCTGAGTTACTTGGATATGCACTTAATGCTGTAAAGGTTTCATCAAGAGCATCTCCTCCACCCTTAGTAACAATGTTTTCATTCCAACCTTGATTACGAAGATTATATTTATGTTCATCTGATAAAGTAGCAGGTCTTTCATCATCTTCTAAACTATCATCAAGACCCCATATATCACGAACTTTAATATCTACAGTTCTTTGAGATACTGTATCTGTTGTATAATCATAAGATAAAACAACAGGTTTATCTAGATCTTTACCTACAATAATTAATTGATTATTAAGTGTAGATGTTTCTATATTGTTATTTGATAATCCTGTTATTGTAATAGGATTACCACTATTAAGTAAATTAGCACTAGGAGCAGAAGTAAGTAAATCAACAAACCATAGTTTGTTTTTAACACGAACTACTCCTATAGCTATAGAGGAAGTACCACTAGGTGTATCCCATCTATGAAAAGATTGCTTACCTTCTTTAATATCATCTGCTGTTAAACCTGTAGATGTCTTAGCGTAAGTACCTTCATAGTCTAAACCTAGTCTACGAGAACGAGAGCCATCCCTATTGAGAACAAAGTTCTGCTCATCAATAGAAGCATTTTCTGGAAATGTAAGAGGACTAGCCTCTGTAATTAGACCTTTAACAAAGGATCTAAAGACTTTCTCGGTTTTTGCTGCCACTTATTATTCCTCGGTAGGTTGTTCTTTTTCTTTTAATGACTGTTTTAGTTCATTAACAAACTTCTTATTTTCTGCTTTCTTTTCAAACCTATCTTTATTATTTAAAAGATAGTTACGAACAGCTACTTGTGCTACAGCACTAGAGGTATAGAAACCTGTTAGTTCTTGTGGAAGTTCTCCACCTTGTGTAAATTGTATTTTATAATGACCTGTGCCAGGGGCATTAACTATCTTTAATTCCTTACCATTCGGAGTTGTGAATGTATCCATTATTTACCTTTCATTTTCTTTCTACGTTCTTCTTCGTCTTTTCTTACTTGATTAGTACGTTCTATAGAGTCTTCTGCTGCTTCTTTAGGACTTTTAAAGTTTGAAGGAGCAGGAGCATCTTCTTCATACTCACCAAAGTTATCTATAATGTCTTGCATTTGTTTTTTAGAAAGTCCCATTTTAGTATCCTTGTTTTTTAGGTTTACCCATTTTCTTCATTGGTTTCTTTTTAGGCATAGGTTTTTTCATAGTTTTCATAGCAGTCTTCCTTTTCTTAGTTGATTTACCATATTGTTCTTTATGAACAAATGCTTGAGTGTTGCTTGTTAATTGTGTCATTAGTAATTAGGCTTTCCTTTCACTCCTGCTTTTCGACCATAGTTTGGATATGTAATTCCATTCTTTAATCTCCAAGCATCTTGAGACATTCTACGTTTTTGAGATATAGATACTTGTTCTGCTTTTTGATTAGCCATTTGTTTAAGTGTTAAGAAAGCAGTTGATTTAGCTTCAGCAAGTAAGTATGTAAACATTTGCACTGGTAAATCAGGTGTAAATGTATCTAACAATGTAAAGGCTACTGATCGTTTACCATGACATTGTGTTTTAGCTGCTACTAAAGTAGTATTAACAGCACTATCATAAGAATCAAATACAAGGTTGTCATCATCAAATGAAGTAAAGTATTGAGGACTTCTATCATTATAAATCAATAGAGAGATACCTGTAGTATCAGTTACAGTAGTAACTTTAGATTCTGAACTATTTCTTTGATTTAAGATATAAAGAAAGTCTTCAGGTGTTTTATAAAGAATCTCTTTGTATTTGTCTTTAGTATCTGTAAGTTTTCTACAGTTATAATTAATTGTTTTAAGATCAATAATGGTTTCAGGTAAACCCATGTGAGTAGGTCTAGTGTTTGTACCACTTGATTCTAATTGAAATGTTTCATATAAAAAAGGAAAGTCTCTACCATCTATAATATTATAGTATGTTGATTTAATAATCTGTGCTACTTGAAGAGCTTCAACTGTATCATTAATACTATTAATCTCATCAGAATCCATATCTGACATGATGTCTTGTACCATTTCAAGTAGTGTCATTTTAGCCATAATTTATTTCCTAATCTAAGAATAGAGCAACTAAACCTGCTTCAGTAGGAGTAATATTCTGTCCTGAAGAAGTTCCGTCTCCACTTACAAATATTGATAGGGTTTGACCTGCTGTTGCTGCTAGTGTACCTGTTGATGATAATATTAGTGTATCAACACCATTAGTAGGTTTAACAACAGAACTTAATCTAGTTCCTACTGAGCCATCAAGAGCATACTTAAAGTTATAAGCAGATCCTGAAGCAATAGCTGTTGTTGTAAAGTTAATCCAAAAGGTTATTAAGTAATGTCCTGCTTGGTTAAGAGTAATAATACCACTACCTGGAGTTACTGTAAGAATGTCTTCATTACCTGAAGCAGTCCACTCTCCACTTGGATTAAGTAAAGAATAAGCAGAAGCACCTGCTAATGTATGTGTTGTTGTTCCACCTGATATATAGATTTCAGCATGAGCTTTACCTGGAGGATATGTCCATGCACCTGATCCTGATCCATTAGAAATATATACTTTACCACTTGTAGCTGCTGCTACACCCTTAGGCTCATGTATATCTGGATCTGTGATAATGTTATGTTGTATTGTCATAAATATATATTCCTAAAAGATTAGGAGGGGTCCGAAGACCCCTATCCTAATTAGTTTTTGTCGTAAACGTATTCAACGACAAGACGAGCTTTACCTGTAAGTAAATCGTCAACTGTAGGAGCAACTACAACTTCTCCTGCAGTAGCACCGATTGTTTTACCTACTAAAGCACCTGCACCAGTAACAACGTTACCTGCAGTGCCAATAGCTGTTTGTGTAGCTTCTGATGCAGAAACTAAACCATCAGCATCAATAGCAGAACCTGCAGAAGTATACAATCCAACAACTAAGTCTGTTGTAGTAGATGTAGAAGTAAATGCTACATCAACATATAACTTAGCTGAAACAACTGTTGCGTTTGCAGGAATAACATATTGTAAATTGCTAGTTCCAGAAGCAGGAAGATTATCATAAGAGAAATCCCATTGGGCTCTTTTGATAATACCTGTAGATGCTGTTTGAGCACCTTTACTGCCATCTGTTGTTCTAGCTCCGTAGTGGTTAGCTACTCCACGTTTAGCATCAATTTCATAACTCATTGTTTCGTCTCCCTATTAGTATGTAGCTTCGTCAGTTAAAATAACACCAAGTGTATCTACACGTTGAGCACCGAAACCAAAGCGAGAAGTAACTTGATACTTGTCAGCTCTTTCTTCTTGATCTCTCCAACCTTCTGTTTTAGGAGCACGTCTCCATGCGTGCATGATTGGCTTGCAAGAGTCATCAGCAACACACATAAATACGTTAGCCTTGTCACCAATTTCACCTGTATCATTAGCTAAGCCATAGCCTGAGCCATCGATAGCTTCTGTAGATGTTAATGATGGTAAGAAGTTAGAAGTGTAGATGTCAAAACCAAAGATGTTTCTTACAAACTTATGATCACGAGCAAAACCTTCTGTTACGATACCTTCGAACATTGGGTTGTTTGATACGTTTACTAAGTTTTGTAAGCTGTTCAATGTAGCTTCAACAACTGGGTCTACAATAGCAAGACGACCACCTGATGGAACATTAGCTTTATCAAATGCTAATTTCATAGCGATGATATCATCTAATGTCATGTTACGAGTAGAAGCACCTGCTCCACCTGCAACCCAACGATGTGGACGACCATTTACTAAGTTAGCGTTAGCAGCAGTGTGAGCACTGTTAGCAGCAGCTAAGAATTTAGTTTCATGGTTTTCACCTAAGGCACGAGTAGATTCCATAGCACGCATCGCCATGAGTGTATCTACTTGAGAACCATCTTCACGAAGGTCATCAGAAACTTTCCAAGCATCACCAATATAATCAGTAATAGCAAGTGTTAAGTTACCTGTGTCAATAGGAGAGAAGTTAAGAGGAGTATCCTCAGCAGCATCTTGAAGAGTTACAGTACCTACTGTCTTGATGTTAAGAGTTGTACCTGAACCGAAGTCAGTTACATCTCTCCACATACCTTCTGGCAATAGATAGTCGTGTAAGTTCTCAAGAATAAACTGTGAATACTGTTGAGCTTCAATAAAAGCTGTAGTATTGCTAGTTAATTGTGACATAATATTTCCTTATTATAATTGAGATTTAATTTTCTCACCTGCATTTTTCCAAGCAGCTAACATGTCTTTAGTAGAAGCACCTTTAGGTACTCTAGCTGAAAGCTCAGTTGGCTTTGTTGATCCTAAAGCTTGTGTATTAATAGAACTTGAAGGTTTACCTACTGGTGTAGATTTAGTTTCAAATCCTGCAAGCTTCATAACAACATTAGGAGATGTTGCAGCTAAGTTATTAAGTTGTTGTACAGTTAGTCCTGCTTCTTGAGCAATCTTATTATAAGCAGCTTCAGCTTGAGCTCCATACTGTTCAGTAAACTTACTAGCTACTGTTTGTGCATTTTGCTTAGCTTTAGTTTGTTGCTCTTTTTGCTCAATAGTTTGATTAACTAACTGCATTAATCTATCTTGATCAAATTCAACACCTTGAGGGGTAGCCTCTGTTGGTTGAATGCCAGACTTCATTTCATCGAGTAGTTCTTCGGCAGTTTTACGTCTTGTGAGTTCTTCCTTTAGCTGAGCCATTTCTTCCTCTAGGGTTTTAATGTGCTCTTGTGCATGAG